TATCAATTTTTAACTTTTGGCGGGAAGGGATCTACACACGGTATCAAATTCAGCCGGGACGATGACGGGCAAATAATTGAAGTTTGGTACATTTGCGAATCCTGCCAAAACCGAATTGATGAATGGCAAAAAACGGAAATGATGATCAAGGGCAAGTATGTTCACAAATATCCGGAGCGGAAAAAACGTGGTTTTAAAATAAATTCTCTCTATTCCCCGGTGGGTTGGCTGTCCTGGCATCGGATCATGACCGAGTTTTTACAAGCGGCTGAAAAAATGAAGTCCGGCAACACATCGTCAATGAAAGTATGGGTGAACACCAGAGCGGCAGACGTATGGGAAGAAGACGGAGATCAGCCAGAATGGACAAAGCTTTTAGGAAGGGCAGAAGCTTATAAAATAATGTCAGTTCCGGCAGGAGGACTTCTGCTTTGTGCCGGAGTTGATACTCAGGATAACCGGCTTGAAGTGCTGGTAAAGGCTTATGGCCGGGACGAAGAGAACTGGACGATTTACCAGGGAACGATTTACGGGGACCCGGATCAGCCTGAAGTATGGGAAGGCCTTGACCATTTACTGACGCAATCTTTCCGGCACGAATCAGGGACAGAACTGCATATCATGAGTGCCGGGGTTGATACTGGAGGCCACAAGACACAAGCGGTTTATAATTATGTCCGGTCCAGGGGGCCGAGAGTCTTCGCAATCAAAGGCGCATCAACCCCAGGAAAAGGCATTCTTAACCGACCATCACCCCAGGACGTTGACTTTAATGGTCAAAAGATTCCAAACGGCGTTGAACTCTGGACTGTAGGCTCAGACACGGCGAAAGGCACGATTTACAATCGCTTAAAAATCACAAAGCCGGGTCCAGGGTATTATCATTTTCCGATTGGTCTTGATGAAGAATTTTATTTGCAATTAACGGCTGAAAAGCTTGTGAAGACGTTTAATAAAGAAGGTTTTCCGGTTTATAAATGGATCAAAACCAGAGAGAGAAACGACGTTCTTGACTGTGACTGCTACTGTCTTGCAGCGGCATTAAAGGCCGGGGTAGCCCGATTTAATTGGGATTCCATCGAGCAGACGATCAAATCAGGCCTGCCAATTGATAGACCTGCCAAACCCAGACCCCAAAAACCACAACCTCAACACAAACCGGGTGGATATCAGCGCCCGTCATGGATGAATTGATATGGCCATAAAAACGACACTTGAACAATTAGAAGAGGTCCAGGCGGCAATAACAAAGGTCATGAGCGGTCAGTCCGGATCGTGGGGCGGAAAGATGATCACGATGGCAGACCTTGCCGCCTTATCCAGCCGGGAAAAATATCTGCTTGAGCGTTACCAGATCGAGCAAGGAACTGGTGGCCCACGAATCAACAGGGGGATAATGCGCCGTGATTAAAAAGCCCCTGCTATATAACCATTTAGGCAATCCTATCTCTGGTATAGTTGCGGGCCATCCGACTTATTCCAGGGACGCTGCAAAGAGAACCGGATCAATGCAAAACTGGCTTCCCCGCCGTCTATTCAGCCGGGATCAGGAAGCCCGTGAACGTGAGGACATCGTTGCAAGGTCCATCAATCTTGTCAATGACGATCCGAGCGCAGCCGGTATTATTGAATCTTTTGCAACAACAATTATCGGGGCAGGCCTTAAACCGAATCCAACACTGAGCGCAGAAGCCCTTGAACTGACAAAAGAACAGACCAGAAAAATCGAGTTGCAGCAAAAAGCAGTCTATAAATCATGGTCCAGGATTGCCGATGCAGCCGGACGTATGACGGACGGAGAAATCCAGCACCTTAAATGCCGGTGTCTGTTTGGTTTGGGTGAGAGCCTTGAGATTATCATCATGAATGATGATCCGACAAGACCCTATGCCCTATCAAGCCAAGTGATTCACCCTTTCAGGCTCAAGACCCCTGTTGATAAAGCCAAAGACGGCAATATCCGGGATGGTGTTGAGATCGGTAAACACGGCCAACCAATTGCATATTGGATAAAAAAAGCGACATCGGACGGCAATTATCTGTCAGATTCATCAGAAAATTTTGTCAGAATCCCCACAAAAAAGGGTCATAGATGGCTTGTTTTACATGATTTTATCACAAAAGACCCGGAACAATTCAGGGGATTTCCGATATTCGCCCCGGCTATGCGGTATTTTAGGGATTTATCTGACCTTTTGGGCGCAGAGCTTACCAGCTCAGTCATAACCGCCGCTTTATCCCTTTTTGTAGAATCTGACAACCCGTCAACAGTCGCAACAGCTTTCACCAACCAGACAGATTTTGATTCGGCTGAACGCATGCAGGAAATGACACCCGGCGGGATATGGTATGGAAGTTCTGGGGAAAAACCCCACTTGTTGGCCGCAGACAGGCCAGGAACAACATTCGATCCATTTACCCGGCTGATTAAAAAGACAATTTCCATGTCAACCGGCGTTCCATATCAAGTGCTTTTTAAGGACTTGGATGGTATCAGCTTTGCCGGTTACAGATCGGCCATGCTTGAGGCTTGGCGGGTTTATGATTACCAGCGCCAGAGGATAGGTCAAAAGGACTGCCAGCGCAAATACACAATGTTGATGGAAGAGGCGTATTTGCTTGATCAAATCAATATGCCCGGATTTTATGACCTGATGCACCAGTATACAGATGCCGCATGGTACGGAGCGCCAAAGGGTGACATCGAACCATACAAGGCGATTCAGGCAGACCTTGAGAAATGGCGGGCACGGGTCAAACCACTTGAAAAAATAATCATTGAGGACGGCGGAGCCGGTTTTATGGAAGTGGCTGAACAGATCGAGGAAGAGGTCAGGGTGCTGGAAGAAAAGAAACTCCTCATCGGCTCATTATCGAGTGCTGATGAAGCCATGATGGAAGACGGAGATAAAACAGATGGACAGTGATTTCAGAAAAGGCGCATCGTGGGCCATTTTACCAGCGCACTACGAAGCGATAGCAGAACAATATCAAGCAGCCATAGCAGACACGGCCATTATGAAAGAGGCGGCTGCCTATACAGGCAAAGAGGGTGAAATAAAACTCAACATCCGGGATGGGGTGGCAATCATTAATATTTCCGGAACCATCACGAGTCAAACGTCTTTTTTCTCATGGCTTTATGGCGGTGCGGCAATCCCGGCGATCAGATCAGAGCTTGAGGCAGCATTAAACAATCCGGCTGTTAAATCTATCGTTTTGAACATTAATTCTCCGGGCGGTACGGTTGCCGGGGTCAATGACCTGGCAGAATACATCAAAGGGATTCAAAAACCAGTGATTGCCTATTCTGACGGCCTCATGTGCAGCGCAGCCATGTGGATCGGATCGGCGGCAGATAAAATTGTGATAGGTAAGACAGCAGAGGCCGGATCGATTGGCGTCTTGATGGTCCATACGGATTATTCCGGTATGGATAAAGAGATGGGCATCAAATCAACTGTTTTAAAAGCCGGTAAATATAAGGCGCTTGGAAACAGTTACGAACCCCTATCCAAAGAAGCGGAAGACACGATACAGGCAGAGCTTGACTATCTTTACTCAATTTTCGTTGAGGCAATCGCAACAAATAAAAAAATCACCGTAGATGAAGCTTTAAAAATGGCAGACGGCAAGATTTTTATTGGACAGCAGGCCGTTGATATCGGTCTGGTTAATCAAATAGGAACCATGGAAACAGCTATCCAGACGGCTCTCTCGCTCGGAAAATCTGACTTCCATTTTTTTATACAAACAGGAAAAAAAAGGAAAAAACTTATGACGACAAATTTTGAATCAGTCAAAGAGTTGAAATCCGCTTTTCCCGAATTGGCAAATGAGCTTGTCAAAGAGGGGGCCGCAAGTGTTGATGTTGACGGCAAAGTCAAAGCGGAAGTTGATCGAATCTTCGGTCTTATCAAGATCGAAATGCCGGAAGCGGGTGAAAAATTTATAGCTCTTGTGGCATCCGGGGTAACTGTTGACCAATACACGGCCATTAAAGCTCTTCAACCAGCGCAGCCCAAGGCAGACGATAAGGACATCAAAAAAGAGATCCTTGACGAACTGAAAAAGGCCAATACTGAAGACGTAGGACAGGGCAAAGCAGACTCGGGCCCCAAAACCTTCATGGAAGCCTGGCAGTCAAGCAAAAAATCAGAGAATTGCGATACTCAAAAAGCTATGTCTATGGCTGCAAAACAGTATCCGGAACTCTATAAAAAACATGCGGAGGGTAAATAATCATGTCTGAAACTCAGAGTCCATTAACAATCCAGACCAGTGCCGCAGTTGTGGCCCACGCTCTGGTAAAAACCGCATCTGCAAAGGTGCTGACAAACACCGCAGCCTCAACCGATATGACAATCGGGGTTGCACAATTTGCCGCAGCAAATGGAGATTATGCCAGCGTAAAACTTCTGTCTGACTCAGGTACAATTGAAATGATTGCTGCCGGAGTCATTTCAGCCGGAGCCGATGTCTATGCGGCCGCAGCCGGTAAGGTCCAGGCGATTCCCACAGCAGGAGGGAAATATCGAAAGATCGGTATTGCCCTTGAAGCTGCCGGGGCTGACGGTGATATTATCACTGTCCTGCCTCATGAATTCAATACTTTTTTGAACGTGGCTGAAACCATCCTGGCGTCCGGAGCGCTTTCTATTGTTGACGGAGTTGAAAGTTATCTTGATTCCGCAGCCGGAGCCATCACGGGAACTCTTGCAGATGGAACATATGTGGGCCAATTGAAACATATCTCCATGCAGGGTGCTGCAAACTCAAGCACCGTGTCAATCGCTCATCATGTCACCAGTGACCCGGAAGTTGCGACTTTCGACGCTGTTGATGAATACCTGCTCCTGGCCTGGACCGGCACAGAGTGGGAAACCGTAAAAGCAACCGCAACCTTTGTGTAAGGAGATAAAATAAATGGCACATCCGACATCTGATACCACAGTCCAGCGCCCTGATTTGGGCCAGCTGGTCATGGAATACATGGACGAATCACCAAATATGGGATTTATAGGGCTTGAAGTTATGCCCTTGCTCCCAGTTGCTGATCAGTCCGCTAATTATCCTGTAATCCCAAAAGAGGCCCTCCTGAAATTGCAGGACACAAACCGGGCCATGCGGTCGAAATATCCCCGGTCTGATTATGAGTTTGAAGAGGGATATTACGCCACAAAAGAAAATGGATGGGAAGAAGTTATTGACGATAGGGAAAGAAAGCTCTACGCCAATAAATTCGACTCTGACGCAATCGCAACCCGCAGGGCCACAAATATCATCCTCCGGGGCCAGGAAAAAAGAATTGCTGACATGGTTTTTAATGCCGCTAACTTTTCAGCCAACGCCATTACCCATGAGTGGGACGACGCACCCAATTGCGTCCCGATGACCGAT